TGAACGATTCTCCCGAGCGCGTGTACGTCACTCGGTAGAATTCGTCAGGTTGCAATTCACCATATGCAGAGACGATCACGTAATCGGCAAACGTGTCAACGATGCCGTACCACGTCATAACTCCATCCACATAGGGGAATTGCTCGCGGAACGCATTGCTAATCGCATCCCGCGTATATTCGAGTGAGCCTTTCACCAGCTCCTCGAGCGGTTTCCCGCGTTGAAGTTTCTTTTTCATCTCATCGCTCCTTGAAATAACGATTCAGCGTCTACCACCACCACAGGCGCGCTGACGGTTCTCGATTCAAATCCCTCCAACTTCCTGCGCAGATAGTTGTATCCGCTCGACGCCGCGTCCACACGGTCCTTGAAACGGCCCTTCGGAAACGCAGACAACTCATCGAGAAACGGGTCATTCCATTCGCCGCGCACCAGGCGGACGCGTCCACCCATCGCTTTCGTGGCAAGGATTTCCGCATACGATTCCTTGCTTCCTGTAACCTGCTCGAAAACACCGATTAATCCGTTATCGGCCAGAAGGTTATTAAAAGCCTCGGCGCTGTCCTTCCCGCCGCTTCCAGGGTCCTGCGGATGCCAGATCGGAAACGGTTCATAATTGCGGTAATCTTCCTTCCCCATTCGGATCATCATTGCGTCGCGCGGGGCAGATGTCAATTGATCTGCAGTCACGTGCTCGATGTAAACATAGCCATCCTTGCCAATGCTAACCAATGCCCTAGCCGTTCTCGCGCCGCTGGTGGATGCCGCCTTGTCCCACGCGCGGACACGTCCAAGCACTTCACGCGGCGATGCGTCCACGATCGTGAACCAATCCCGTTTGAACATATTCCCCTCTTTTGAATAGGGAGACTGCTGATACAACGCTTCGAAGTCGTAAAGACCAACATCCGCCTTCGTGGATGCCAGCCATGCCTCGTCGTACCAGAGCGGACAAAGCGCCGCTCCGCCTGAACGTCCCAGCGGATCAGCCAGCGGCAGGAACACGCCCTCCCGCATCATCTTGCGCTGTTCCTCCACTGATGCAGGATATTTATCCAAAGCGACGGCAGGCATACATACAATGTCATATTGCGATGCCAGCGGATCGCTCACCATTCGTTGCATTAACCTGCCTGCCAGATCGTCAGGGTGCCCCCGCGTATGGAAGATGACCACGGCCGCATTCGGGCGTAGACGGGTGCGTGCCGCGCTCTTAAACCAATCGTCCACCAGGTCCCTTCGTCCCTCGCTCTCGGCCTCTTCACGGTTCTTGAACGGATCGTCAATGATGAACAGATGCGCAGGCAGACCTGTAATACCGCCGCCCACACCTGCCGCCTTCACGCCGCCTCGGTAAGGTTTCGCAAGGTCCCACGCCTCGGTTGAGCGCGAATCGGATGACAACTCCACGGGCCAGATCTTGTCGCTCTTGCTCCCGAAGACCGCCTGGTATTCATCGCTCGTCACCTGGTCGCGGATATACCTGCTGTGCGTGGTGGCCAGGCTTTCGCCGTAGGACGTGAGAATGATGCGGCTGTCTGGCAACAAACCCAACAGCCAGGCGGGGAAGTGACGGCTCGCCAACTGGCTCTTGCCGTGCTGAGGCGGCATGAAGATCATCAACCTGCCAATACCCTGCTTGCCTCCACTGGCAATGTATAAAGCCACTTGCTGGAGTTTCGAAGCCAACAGGCGCACGTGTGGCTGCGCCTCATAGCGTGGATCCACGTATTGGCAATACGCAAGGAAATTCCTGCGCGCCTTCATGCGCAGTTTTTTCTCGCTCCGTGCATCCGATGGCGTCATCAACAGGTCAGTCGCTGGAAGCATCATCTTCCTCCTCGCCTACGAGACCTTGATTGATTTCGGTTACACCAGCCGCCAATTCGTCCAGCGTGTTATCGTCCACTTCGCTCTTGCCGCCCGCTCCCTTGCGCTTAATCAATGCCACTAACTGCGACGTAGGCACATCATCGCCTGTCATCCGTAGGTACATTTCCAGGTGCTTTGCATATTTGTAGTCGCTTCCTGCCTTCTTCGCGCCTTCTATCAACTGCTGGAACGCATCCGCGCGGTGATCCCATAACTCCGCCGATTGCAACAACGTCACCATCGTGTCAATGGCAGGGTTCTTCTTGCGCCAGGTGCTGATCGCCCGATCGCTGGTCAAATTCAAGACTTGCTTCGCCAGTTCTTCCTGCGTCTTGGGCGTGCGTCCATCTTTGGGAGTGGATGCCCAGGCGATATACGCGGCCTGTCTCCACGGCCAGCCACCATTGACGAGTTGCTCAAAACGCTCGAACCATGCAGGCTGTTCTTTCTGTCCCTTCAATGAATACAAAGCCGAACGTCCCGCTTCAGACTTCAAACGGGCTTCTTCGACAGACATATCGTCCAGTTCCACTTCAGGCAATTCCAGCCCAAGCGCCAACTGGCGAAACTCATCAGATAGTTCGTACTTCGGCTTTGGTACAGGCATTACAACAACTCGTTTCTTCGTCCTTCGAGATACGTGATCAGACGGTCGATCTCGTCACGGCGAATCGCCTTCTCGTCCAATGCGGGCGGAGTGGATGGCTCGGGCGGAAGCACCACCGTCCTAACGCTCACCTCCATCAACTTCTCGCCGCCATATCTCACCGCGGCATACTCAGGCCGCAGGGACCACAACTGCGCCCACTGATCTTTGCCAACGTCCAGCACGCGAATGATCGGCCAGACCGTCTGGCTGCCCAGCGCGCCGATCTGTAGGGAATTGGCATTCGCCCTCTCACGGACGCGCACGCCCTTGGACGCGACCACCTTCACGGTCCCCTTCGGATCTCCATATGCCAGCCTGGTCAAATAAGGCAGTGGATCCACGGTGTAGCCAGCCCACGTCTTCACGAAATCAATGCCTGGCTGGTTGGGCAGGATCACTTCAAAATGCAAATGACTCCCGCTCGACGCGCCGTCAATGGGATCAGAATCTCCTGGCTGGCCGCCCATCTCACCGATCTGCTGGCCGCCCGCCACAGCATCCCCGATCTTTACGTTGACCTTGTGCAGGTGCGCGTACAACGTATCGAACGCACCCGCGTCGTGCTGAATAATGACATGCCGCCCATAGCCATGCGCCCCCGTCAGATTCACGTCTGCTACCACGCCATCACACGCGGCACAGATCGGAGCGCCCACAGGACCGCCGATGTCCACGCCCATATGGCGATAGGTTGGCGCAGGATACATGGCCGCATTTACGTTCCCCCATTTCTGGGTGATCTGAAGAGTCGGTGAAGTGGGGAAGGAAAAATTCATTTGAAAACCAGCTCCACTTTTCCAGTGATGATCCCGCCGATCAAGCCAAGAATAGAGAGACCAAGTCCACTGAAAAACCAGATTCCAATTTTGTAGAAGGCGATCATCGGCTCCAGGTGTTCATAGATGTCGATCACGGCAGTGAATAGCAAACGGTCACGCGTTTGGATGTCGACTGGCTTGCCTTCTTTGATGATCTCTCGCATTTCTGCGATGACTGTTGTGTTTCCGCTTGCCATAAGAGTCACCTTAGGGGCAGACATATGGGTCTGCCCCTCTCGTGGGTTTCGTTATTTCTTCAGCGGGACGGGTTGAAAACCTTTGACGGTCTTGTGGACGCCGAAGGCGCTCAGGATGGAAACCAGCAACATCAGCGCAATGGCCACCGATGGCGCGGCCGCGGCAGGGACAGCCGAGAGCAACGCATTGAAGAAATAAACAACGGTGGTGACGATGGATGCGGTGAGCACTGCGGCCCATCCGCCCAGGTCCTTGCCAAGCAGGCTCGAGAGTGACTTGAGACCAGCGGTCACGAGAAAGCCGATGCCAGCGGCCAGCAATGCCTCCAACTCGGTCGGGAGCACCACCTCGCCAACGGGCGGTTCCTCGCCCTGCGCGAAGACGGGCATCACGAAGAACGCGGCCACAACCAGGACGGTCAGAAAAACGAACAAACGGGTCTTGCTTTTCATGCGAATCTCCTTTTAATGTCCACCCTGTCTACGCTCAAGGTGTTAAACGCAAAACGCCGCCGTGCAAAATGCACGACGGCGCTCATCTCGTCTGATACGGCCCCGCCAAATGCTAGGCCTGCGTAGATATTTAGTTGTGCCTCAATTTAAACACCATTTCCCCTGCGCGTCAAGAGTCTAGAACGCGTATTCTAATGATCGCCGAACGGTTTGCGTGAGCCGCCCTATGCGGGCAGACTCACATTGATTGTCCGACTCATAGCGGGCAAAATTGCACAGCCTACCATGAGTCGGCTCGACGCTGTGTTAGTGGGCGTCATTGCCTTTCGGCTTTCGTGGGACACCCTTTTTCCATCCGCCCTTCTTTGCGTTCTCGCGGGCGGCTTTGGTTTTCTTCTCGCTCTTGGAGCGACCAAGAGCAGCGGCAGCGTTACTGGCATCCATGCCAAGCAAAAACATTATCTGGCTTACCCATTGCCTAAGCATCTCGTATTCCTGCGGTGTTGCCTTGACCACCTGATAAGCCATTAGCACCCAGGACTCTGCATTGAGTGGTTGCCCGTCCACCAGCAGGACGGGCTGACCATAACTCGAAAGCGAGTGCTTGGTGGTGATCTCAGCTTCGATGGTATGTCGCTCACCATCTCCGAGGATATCAACGTATGAGAGTATCATTTTGCACCTTTGCTTGCTTTGCTTGCTAAGATTTCCTGCAC